TGCACATCGACCAGGTAGCCCACTACCCCGCCCGCTGCGGCCAACAGGCCCGACTTGATGAGCATGGCGACTTCCTTGATGCTGTCGGCGTCGATCATCGTCTTTTTCCTTTCATTGTATGGATCGCCATCGCGTAGGTGCAGGCACTGACCACTGTTGCCAATTCAAAGATCTGTCGGACCACGATGAAACGTCGCCCGTCCGAAAACGCAAACATCACCCCCGACAACACCAGCAACGCCCCGGCGAATGCCGCCGCACCCAGCAGCGCATCCGCGCTCGACTGACACGGGGCGCGTCGGTCATTGCGGTGTGTCACCGCGCGCACCGCGTACCACAGCAGCCAGAGTTGGGCTGATACGGCAATCAGTGTCGATAGGCTCATTTCGTCTCCGCCAGTGCCGCCGCGCGACACGTTTGATACTGTTGGATCACCTCGAGTAGCTTCCTTGTCGTGGTCCCAAAGTCATTTCCCACCAGCGGCGTCAGCGCTGGGCAACTCACGATCAGCAGCGGCGACGTTGGTTCCGGCAAGGGCTGCGTTGATGAGCTGCATGACGCGATCAGAATGCTTGCACCCATCCCGATACACAGGCTTTTCCACGATTTCACGCTCGACCGCCTGCCGAATCGTGCTGTGCGTGATCTGGATCTGTGCGATGGCCTCTGCTGCTGATCGCAATGCTACCGCCCGTGTAACCGCCACTAGGCTGGCTTCCCGTGCCAACTGTGCCTGCTCCGAGTCCCGTCCATCCTCGCGGCCTTTGAGATATGCGGCACCGATCATCACCGCCAGCGCCGCAGCGAGGGCAAAATAAGCGTAGGGCCGGGCGAAGGCACTGAAGCGTGCCAGCAGCGCGATCATTCACCTACCACTCCGTCAATAACTCGCCTTGTCGCCGAATCCGTAGGAATGATGCGCCTTACGCCAATAACCTGCAAGACCGGGAATCGGGCTATCGTGACCGAATCCCCCTGGTTGCCACCCAGTACATACACGTAAGGACCGTCAAGACGGTCAAAAATGGCTACGTGCCCCGCTGCCGGGTTACTTCCCCTGCTGAACACCACCACATCATTCCCCCGTACCGCATCGTTCAGATCAACGGTCTGGCCAACAGTTAACCACGAACGGGCAGCGAGTGACCTTGAACGGGGAACATTGAGCAACCACGCGATGTAATTCACAAAGGCCGCGCACCACGGTACTTCGTCACCGCCCGGCCACGACTGATCCAGTCGAAGCATGGCTACAATCTGAGGGTTGTGCATCGTGCCGGCCACTTCGGTTATCCCGAGGAAACGGGAACCCAGTCGATGCAAGTCGGTCATGATCATACCGGCATCCCCCCGTTCCCTTGCGGCGGCATCCCTTGCGGTTCAACGGGCTTCGGTGCCACGAGGTCACCCGCATCCCGGGCCGCAGCCATGGTCCCCGCCACGATGTCTTGAGCCTGTTCAGCGGTAATTGCATCTTGTGGTGCTACTTTCAGGCGATTCGTGACGGCGTTGTAGTCATCCGAGTCGGCCTTGCGTTCCACCTTGTACGCTTCCAGTGCCAGTTCTCGTTCTTCAAGAGAGGACTGTGCCGCCTTGAGCATCTGGTGCATCTGGTCGAGCATCTGACCCTGCTGCTGCACCGTTTGCTCCAACTGGCTGACCTGCGGATCCTTCTTGTCAAGCAGCTTCGGATCAATGGTGCGCCGCAGCCGTTCAGCAAACTCATCCGCGCCCGGCCAGTCCTGATACTTCGCAATCAGATCACCCGCAGTCGCCCATAGCGCCGGATTCGCCGAAGCGATGTCCGTCATCGCTTGGGCACCTTCTTGCCGCTTGGTCAGGAAATTCGGCCCCGTGGTCACCCGAACCGCGTATCGACCGATACTCGGATTGTAGATTTTCTGAATATTCCCCATCTCATCGGACTGTTCACGTACCGCTTCGGGTTGCTCGGGGTCAATTTGCACCCGTGCAGCCTCATCGTCGATCCCGATGATCTGCACCACGCGCCGGGTGTCGTAAATCTTCGGGATCAGGTCGATGATGATCTCGGTAGAGAAGCGAACCGCTTTCGCCAGGTTGTCGATGTAGTGATAGGTGCCGGTATCGGACTCCATTTTGCGCGCGTTGATCGCTTTTCCGCTGCGCTCGTTGGATGTCATCCCGAGAGCAGCGTTGTACTGACCCGTGGTCGCCTTCACGTCCTCGACGGCACCCGCTTTCGCCTGAATCAGCCCAACCTGCGCCTCCGGGGGTTGCGAACGCATGGGCAACGGCAACGGATTGCCATTGCCGTCCGTCGCCAGCGGGTTTGCTTCGAGATAAGGCCACGGGTGCGTGTTCGCGGTTTTCCATTTGCTCTCGTGACCGGCGAATTGCCCTGCATACCCGATAAACGGAGCCTTCGGTGCCAGGGCCAGCATTTCGGCTTCCTGGCTGGTCCAATAATTCACCATCCGCACGGCATCCTTGGCGTTTCGCACGATGCCGGAGACTTCCAACTCCCCTTCGATCTCGTCCTCGTTACCCACGACGCGCACGACAGGGATGTACTTGCCCGCCCAGTCCGCTCGTTCCAGCTCCTCGAATCCGTTGGTCTTGATCCACTTGACCTGACGCACCTCTGCTTCCCGGGTACGACGCGGTGTGAGGTAAACCAACTGAGTACGCTTGTCCTGCGGCGACCCGGCGACCGTGGTTGACCCATCGGCCCACAGGTTCAGAGTCTGCGTTGTCGTTTCGATGTAGAAATACTCGGCCACCCTGATCGTTTTCTCGGTCACCCACTCTTTCGTGGGGTCTCCCGGGTGCTGGTCCCTGAGTGTCGATGCGAGTGTGGCCTTCGGATATGCCGCCTCATACGCCTCGTGGGTCATGTCATCGGTGATGAAGCAGAACCGCCGATCCTTGCCGCACGGGTGCTGGATCATTGGATCGTCATAGACCGAGAACGGGTTGCGGATGCGCGCGATCCGGATCTCCTGATCGAACGAGTCCTCGTCCACATACTCGGTCAGGATGCGCCAGTACCCCTCACCGTGGGTCACCTGACCCTCACCGGCTGTCCGATAGGCGATGTCGGCCTCGGACGCGCTCTCGATGTAGCGGATCATGCCGTCGAATATCTGCGCGACATCGGCATTTGCCGAGTCGTTGGCGGGAATAACGTGACCCGCCGGCGGGTTTTGCCGCTGGTCGTTGGTGACCTGCTTGATGTGCTGCGGGAGACGGTTGACCGTCAGGGTCGGGCGATCAACGCTCCCGTTCGACGCGCGACGGGTTTCTATCGCGTACTCGGGCCATTGGTAGTTATTATCCGAGTTGCCAATGGCAAACTTCTGATCCTCTAACTGGATCGCACGCGATGTCGCAAATGCCGCCGTCGAAGATGCCATACGTTGCCGCATGACAGAAAGAAGATCGGAGTCATCTTTCTTTTTGGCGTTCGCCACTTAATGACCCATCCAAGAGACTATCCTTGGTGTATCAGCGTAGGGTGTCGGAGGGGGCATGTCAACAGGGGTCGAAATCAACCCCAGTGGGACCGCGAAGGTCATGACCAGGGCGTCGGCGTCGTCCGGGGAGTACGCCATGTCGTCCTTCGAGACCAGTGTCATCTGTCCCTTCGACGTGGGATCCCCCTTGCGGATCATCATGAGGTCTTTCTTCAACTTCGCATCAAACGGGATCGAGGCCGTGCGGAGCCACTCGGCGCAGGCATGGTACACCTCGGCTCGCTTGTTTTGAAACCGCTGGGGTTTGGTCGCTTTCGACCCGAAGTTAAACCCCCGGACCACGTAGCCCTGCTCACGCAGCCGGTCGACCACCCCGAAACCCAGTCCCGCCTCGTCGATCACGGTCATCGCCGGCGAGAACTCCTGTATCGCCTCGATGATGTGCCCGACCACCACCATGAGATCCCCGCTGTTGTAGCGCCGCTTGGCGACGAGATCCCGTCCCCGGCGTACCCGCAGGACCGTGGTGTCTCCGCCGCGCGCGGGATCGACCCCCATGACCACGGGTGCCGTGGGGTCGTTCCACGCGGGTCGACGCATCGCCTCATCAATGGCGTGCATTGGGA